TGACGGCGCGATGCAGTTCGTCTTGGCTTGTAACGATGCATGCTCCGAAGCTGTCCGGAGGGGATTCCTCGCCGCCGGCATCTGGAAAGGCGCAACGATCCTTGATCTGGAAGCCGGGGACGCTCTGCCGGACGGTTTCCTCAATCAGGCGGTGCCCGTGGAGGAACGGCCTCTCACTGAAAAGGCTCTCCGCATCTGCCCGCCCATCTACTGCGCTGTGATCCTTGCGGGCGCGATTCACTCCGCGACCATCAAGGTCAACGTCCAGTAAGACAAGGAGGTAAATCAAAATGACCACGACTGTTTATTCCTTTGAGGATACTTCCCTCACCCTGAACCACCCGTCAGTCGGTATGTTTACCTTTGTCGGAAAGGGCGTGGGAAGCGCATCCGTCACCCGGGCGAATGACATCACTCAGCATGATGTGGCCGCTGACGGATCGACCATGATTTCCAAAGTTCCCAGCAGAAACGGAAATCTGGCAATCGCCATTCAGCAGACCAGCGAGGGGCACAAGTTCCTGCGTAAGTGGTACAACTACGTGGAAACGGCCTCCCCCTCCGAGTTTGCGAAAGCATCTGCCACCCTGAAAAGCCTGTCCACCGGGGAAACCCTCAACATGTCCGGTGTCACGCCCCAGAAGCGGGCCGATGCCGCTTATCAGGCAAATGGCCAGCAGGTCACTTGGAACCTGATGTGTGCCAAGATCACCGGCTAAGAACCGGCACTCAGCTTTAAGAGGCTATAACATACGAAGATAACGGGAGGGATTAGTACCATGTCTGAACTTTATACATCCGTCACAGTTGGTGAACGGGAATACAGGATCAAGAAGTTTGATGCGAGGACGGGCCTGAAACTGGCCCGCCTCGTTATTGCGAAAGCGGCTCCGTTGATCCCTGTTCTGGAAAAGATCATGCCGGATGAACCCGTTAAGGGTAAGAAGCCCGCAAAAGCACCCGGGAATGCAGCATCAGCAAATGATGACGAAGCACTGTACAAGATGGTCGGACGGGTTCTGGAAGAACTGGACGATTCCGATCTTGACCTGCTCATTGATAAATGCCTCAGGGTTTGCTATGTGGCACTGCCCGCCGGTCTGCAACCGGTCATTGATGAAGTCGGCAACTATGGCGTGGAGGGTGTCGAATATGATATGGGACTAACCCTCCGGTTATGCTTCGAGGCCATCAAGTGGGGAGCCTCGGATTTTTTCGCCGGAAACAACTCACTTTCGAACCTGTTTCAGAAATAAATTGGCAGGTTGTTGAACCCTCCAATTATGACCCGTTCTTGTTTACTCCGGTAACGGCGGGTATGTGGAAACAGCATGAATTGTGGGACGGAACCTACACTCTACAAGACCTGTTGGACATTCATGAACTGCTGATGGTCAAGCAGGAAAATGAACGCCGTGCCCGGGAACAGGCAAAGATTGAAGCTGAATTGAACAAAGGGAGGTGAGGAACATGGCCGATGAGGAATTTCTTGTTGACGTATCATTTAACGTAGACGAGGCCGGGGCCAGTTCTGCCACCAATGCGGTCGAGGGTCTTGAAAATATTGTCCAGCAGCTTGGACAAATCCTCATGCAGACTGCACAGTACATTCAGCAGTTTTTTACTCAGATGGAAAGCGGCTCCGATGCCGCCACGGAAACAGCCTCAGCTCTGAGAGATGTTTCCGAATCGGCTGGGAATCTGGCCAACGCCACCCAGTCAGCCGATGAGCTGGCCGCCTCTCAACAGCAGGCCGCAGAATCGGCAAATGAACTGGCCGCCTCACAGGAACAGACCGCACAATCAGCAGAGGAATTTGCCACCTCAGGGGAGCAAGCCTCATCCTCTGCCGATAATCTGGCCAGCTCCGAAAATGAAGCGGCTCAGGCCGCCGCGCAACTCACCCAGCACCAGACAAGTGCTGGGCGGGCTGCCGAGGCAAGCGCACCTCAGTTTGACAGGGCCGCAGAGTCCGCAAAGAAAATGGCTCAGGTCAACAAGTCGAACGGAGCAAGCCTGAAACAGATCGAAAGCCGGTTCAAAAAACTGACCGGCACAATAAGAAAATTCATAGGAGTTGCTGCCGCCTATCTGGTCGGTTCGTCTTTGTCGCAAGCCATCAGCAATATTGAGAGAATCAATGAAAAGCTGGCCGACACCGCAAAGGCCCTCAAAACTACCACCGAAGGGGCACGTGCCCATGAGATTGCTTTATCTGTCATGGGCAAGACCTATGAAGAAATACAGAAAAGCAAGGTACTGACTCAGACATACAATGACCTGAAAGCCATCGGCCAGCAGTTGGCCTTGCCGGAGGGCGCGAACGGATTAAAGACCATTCAGAACCTGAAAGACGGACTAATGCAGTTGAAGTTTGTCGGGAACTATGCTCTGCAATGGTTGTATTATAAAATCCAGACCGTAGCCGCTGGCCCTTTGAACGATCTCCGGAACACGATCACCAGCGCAAAGGATTGGCTTGCAGGGAATATTGATAAGATCACCACCGGGATTGCGAAAGCCTTTGGCTGGGTAGTTCAGGGAGCAACCTCAGTCATCAAGTTCGTGCAAAAAATCCTCAGCGTGATTGACAAGCTCCCGCCCTCAATCAAAACAGTGGGTGCCGTGGCTCTGGCCGTTATTGCGGCCATCAAGTCGAAAATGGCTCTCATCTCTTTGATTATAGGGGCAATCGTTCTTCTGATTGATGACCTCATAACGTACATGGAGGGCGGGGAATCTGCCCTTGGCGGGTTCTGGGGCCCGATGCTTGATTATATAAACAAGATCAAGCCGGTACTGCAGGACATCGTAAACACCTTTGACCGGATCATTACCAAGATCAAAACGGCTTGGCAGGATTCGTCCGGGTTCCTCGATTTTATCAAACGGCTTGCGCTGGGCGATGATTACGAACCGGATGCCTCATGGGAAACGGTCGGGCAAAAAATCTGGGAAAAGATCAAGTCCGGATTCAAGACGGTAAAAGGCTGGATTTTCGCTCTGCTGTTCCCGGACGGGGTTCCGGATGACATCGGAGGCGGCGACTGGTCAAAACTGGCGAATAAAATCCTCGCCAAGATAACCGAAGGAATCAAGGCTATTACTGGCATTGGCGGGGCCGTCATCGAAGGGGCCGGAAACATGGCCATTGACTTGGCCACTGCCCTGCTTGACAGCATCACGAACACCCTTGCGAACACGAAGCTTGAAGGGATCACCTCTGCTGTCACTGGACTTGTCCAGCGGCTTTTGACTGCCATAACGAATGTGTTCTCCACGGGCAACCTGACGAAAATCAGCTCAAGCATTAAGAATCTGATCTCTGGGATTTTCACCGCCATTGGTGGGATCATCGGAGATATTGGAACAAGCGGGGTTCTGACCGACATGGGCCAGACCATCGTAAACCTTGTATCCGCAATCTTTGATGCGGCCAGTTCCTTGCTGCAGAACTTCAAGGTTAGCGATCTGCTTGACGGGGTTCAGAAGCTTGTAGAGGGCCTTTTCTCTGCCATAAGCAACATGTTCTCTGAGCAGAACATTGGCAAGGTAACGGGCAGCATTAGCGGGTTTATATCGAGCCTGCTGGGAGCAATTACCAATGCGATCAAGGACTTGGCAGGGAGAGCAAACCTCGTCACGGATGCAGGAAACGCTATCGTTGATTTGGTGTCCGGATTGCTGGGTGGCCTCGGTGACACGATTGGAAATCTTGAACTTGGCGATGTTACTTCAGCCGTCGGAACTCTGGTCAATAACCTGCTGACCTCCATCGGAAATATTTTCTCGAAAGATAATATCGGGAAAGTCGCGGACAACCTCAAAAAATTTGTTTCTAATCTGTTCAAGGCCATTGGCGATGCGATCAGTGGGGCCTTGGACGGAATCGGAAGCCTGAACGGGTTTGATATTGGATCAGGGGCAGCCGATATTGTAACAAATCTGCTGGATGCGATTTTCAAGACCGTTGACAATCTGGCAAGCGATCCGAACGTAACAGGGTTCGTTGAAAAACTCGGAGCAGGGCTCGTTTCTGCTCTGGGAACACTTGGCGAAATTGTTGGATCGTTTGCAGGAAAAATTGTAAGCTGGATTTTCTCCGGGGATGCAATCGAAACCATTTTCAATGCAGGGAAAAATATCATCGGTCTGCTGATAAAGGGTATCGAAGCCGGAATCTCCGGGATCATGAGTTTTGCCTTTAATATTATTGACGGCATTCTCGAGGGACTTGGCATCATTGACCCGGAAACAAAGAAAGCATATAAAGAAGCACTGAAAGCCGCTGAGGACTATAAAAAAGCAGTTTCGGATGCTTTCGCAGATGGTTTTTACTGGGACGAAGGGGATATTGATGTTGGCGATGTAAATAATGCCATTATGCAGGCCCTTGCTCTAAAAATGACCGGCGGCGAACTGGATGAAACAGCACTGCATGATCTTGCGTTGTCTGTTAAGGATAAAATATCAGAATACCTCGGATATGAGATTAGCGAAGATTCCGCAGGGTACCACTTTGAAAAGATCATTGACGGGGTTGTAAGCAACCTGTCAGAAGCAGCCTCCAATGCTCGCGTCGATGGGTCTGCATTTACTGGCATGGATGTAAAGAAAATCCTCGGCCCGTTCCTTGAACAATTCGGAGCCGGGGCTGAATCCATCAGCGCAGAAATGTATGACCAAATGGCGACATATCTGCTCGAAGGCGGCCTCGATAACGAAAAGAACCTCATGGCCACATTATTTGCGGCTCTGTTCGATCCGGATGGACTTAAAGAAGCAGGGGAAGAAGCAAAGGATGAAGCCAAAGAAGCCGCGAAAGAACTTGGTATCGAAACGAAGGAAGCGGCTCAAGAAGGTTATCAGGAGGGGCTAAACTCCGGAGAACCCGGGACATCCACTGTTGATGTCGGTAACGTAGAAGTTACAGGGAACGATGCTGTCACAGCAAAACAGGATGTCAATGTCGAAGCTGGAGAAGTAAACACCGAAGCTGTTGGCGATGCAGTAAAATCCGGGGCCGTGTCTGAAATCGAGAAAGTAACTCCGGAAGTTGCAGAAAAAGCCGAAGCCATGGCCAATGAAGCGGCCGCGAAGTATGCCGCTGTCCTCAATACAGATGCAGGAAAGGCCATGGGAACCGAGTTTATTTCCGGACTTGTTTCTGGCCTGAACGAAACATCAGAGGTAGATACGGCTGTTTCCACTATCGCAGGAAAGTTCCCAGCAATCAGCGAGTCCATGGGAAAGGTCAAATCAAAGATTGACGACTATGTAAAGCAGATTGCCACGAAGATAAAGGAAATCCCCGCGACTGTCACGATTTCTGCTTCGCTATCTGGGGCAGACGAAGTAGGACGGCTGGCCGGAGCAATTAAGAAGGCACTCGAGGCAATCCCGAGAACAATCACGGTCAAGGCCACGGTATCGAAGGAGTTCGGGTTTGGCGGCGTGGTATCCACCAGAACGGAAGCCACAATCGGTGAAGATGGCAAAGAATATATTATTCCTGTCACGAAACCAGCACGGGCCGCTGACCTGCTCAAACGGGCTGCCGCAGACATCGGTATGACGGTCAACTCCACGAAAGATGCTGCCGCTATGCTGGGAGGCTCAGGGGCCGAGATGAAAACTCCGGAATACGCCACCAGCCAGACAACGAACAACAGCATCGTAAACAACTACAACAATGTGTCTGCCCCGGCCACATTCAATGTCAGGGGAACAGATGCAAGGGCAATCGCCGATAATGTAAACCGCAATCATGAATCCGTCATCATGCGGAACATAAAGAGCGCGATTGCATGACATCTCTCTTGAGGATCATTCCCCGTTGCAAGGGGTTCGCCACTCTTGAAACGGAGTGGCGTTTTCTTTTATTCATAGTCGCATTTATACTGGGCAAAATCCCCGTCTGATGCTCTGGGCGGGGATTTGCTCATCCGGAAACAGACCGCGCCATTTGCGGCTGTTATCACCCGAAAAAGGAGGCGGTTTCTGGATGGTCAATACCATGATAAAAACCTCCGGTGAGAACATCTTTTTTGATGCCGTGCTGAATACGGATCACAATACAGGAGTCACACCCACGGAACACCCGGTTCAGTCTGGGGCCTCTATCTCAGACCATGCCTTTGTAAATCCAGAGGAAATCACCCTCGAGATTGGTAATTCGGATGTTCACCACTCGGACGGGTATTCTGCTCAGTCTTTCCAGAAGCTTGAGGACATCATGGAAAAGCGGGAAACCGTTACTCTGGTGACACGGCTCAAAACCTACACCGATATGTTGATAACCTCCATATCAGTGCCGGACAACTACGAAACCACCTACGGCCTGAAAGCAACGATCATCTTTAAGCGGATAAAGGTTGTCACAGTGGCCACGGTTAAGGTTCAGCCGATGGTGTCCGGATCAAAGAATCCTAAGTCACAGGGAAACAGCCCATCAGCCGCAGCACAGGCCGCCGCCGATGCGGAAGCCGAAAGGAAACAGTCTATCCTCAGGCAGCAGCAGGAGGCCGCCGCCAAGAAAAAGGCTCAGGAAGAAGCCATCCCTGCAGCCGCTGGAAAAACATTCTGGCAGAAAGCCGGCGATGCGATCAAAACAACCGTTACAAAAGTCGCAAGCTTTGTTCAGGGGGTTGTCTCCGCAATCACATCCGTTGCGAAGACATCCACAAAGACTACGACCACGCCCAGCGCAACGGTCAAGAATAAAGTCATATCAAAAACCAAAGGCCCGAACATGGTCATGAAAGCGTAAACGGGAGGCGATACCATGGCTTGGAATGTTATACCGCTGGATAGTACTCCGGATCAGGAGTTCAACGTAACGGTCGAGGTCAGTGGGATAAGCATCCCCCTGTTTTTGCATCTCCGCTATAACACAGAGGGCGAGTTCTGGAAAATGGATGTCATGGATGGCCGGGATCATAAAATGCTGATTGCCGGGGTTCCGTTCCTGACTGGGGAATATCCGGCTGCCGATATTCTGGCACAGTTCCAGCACCTTGGCATTGGCTCCGCACTCATCATAGAAGCCACGGATCAGACAGCCGAGGAAATCCCCGGAATGTTCGACCTTGGCACGGATTTTGTTCTCGTCTGGGGTGATGAGGATGGCTAACAGCGGGTACAGACAATGGCTGCGCCGGTACAATGTGATTGTCGGGCCAAAGTCCGGAGGAACCGGCATGGATGTTTCAGACCTTCGATGCACCTTTCAAGTCATCAAGGCCCTGAGCGACACGCCGAATTATTCTCATATAATCATCTATAATCTGGCCGCCTCCACGATTAAGAAAATCAAGAATGGCGACATCGTTGTTCTTTCCGCAGGGTACAAGGATGGCAACTATGGCATGATATTCAACGGGGATGTGGTTCAGGCTTTTGTCACCCGGGAGGAAGGGGTGAACACCCTTCTGCACCTCATCTGTCAGGACGGGGACGATTTTCTGAACGCCTCGTTCACAGTACAGACCCTTGAAAAAGGATCATCCGTCATGGATGCGGTCAAAGCCTGCTCAAGCCTCCCGCAGAACATGATTGGCAGTAATGTCACTGGGGCCGGGACTTACATCCGGGGGAAAGTCATGTTCGGCATGTCCGCGAAATATCTTGCGAACATAGCCAAGACCACGAACAGCCAGTTCTATGTTGAAGACCGGAAAATAAACATCGTGGGTGCGGACGATTACGCACCGGGCGAAGCGGTTCTGCTCACCCCGGAAACCGGCTTGATCGGTGATCCTACGCAAACCGATAACGGTGTACAGGGCCAGTGCTTGATAAATCCATCTATCAAGCTGAATACACTCATCAAGATTGACTCATCCTACATTGTGACAAAGGCTCTGGATAATGCCGAAAGCCAGTCCGTTGCCTTTTCCTCGGATGGCGTTTACCGGATTACGAAACTCACCTATGAAGGGGACACTCATGGGGATGCTTGGTACTGCAACTTTGAGGCCATATCACGGGAAGCGGATGCCGCCGCTGCAGCCGAAGCCGCTGCTCAGGCCGCCGAATCCGGATCACCGACAACCACCACGCCAGAAGGAACGAAAGAATCTATCCTGCATCAAGTCGCGGGCGATATATGGAGGTGATCTCTTTTGCGTACAGTCGATGAACGGAACGCAGACGAGGCCAGTATATTGCAACAGGCTATGGACTCATGCTCTGCGGACATCCGGGTGGCCATGCCGGGGATCGTCAAGTTTTT